GCTTGACTTGTAAATCCATGTCTCTTCAACTTAATTCTTACAACTGCGTCATCTTTGTTCTTATTATTATCTTCACATTACTTCACCAATGTATTTACAATTGTAGTTGTGTCTTGATCTTTACGTTTAAAGTCTAGTCGTCTATTATCTAATTGACCAATTTCTTCTAATTCTGTCTCAGATAGTTTTAACCAAACTTTTTTAGGTATAAAAATAACAGGCAATGTTACTGCTGACTCTGAACCAAAGTACGTTTTTCCTGCTGCACAAGTATGGTTCTTACCCAACTTTCTAGGTTTCCCCTTACCATCAAAATCTTCTAAAACAATAAGAGGTTTTTCTGATAATTTTGTAGACCAGTAATTTGGGTCATCAGTTATCTTACCCACTAACCAGTTTACATGCGGTTTATCAACACCATCTTCAGCTCTGACTTGGTGTGTTAGCCAATCAAGTATCACAGATAATTTGGTGTCAACTACATTATAGATTCGACTTTCTAATGCCTCTAGACAACTAATGAATATTTTTGATTCTTCTTTGAAAGCACCAGAGTTAGATTCATTGTAATATTCTTTACTTCCTCTTGCATCATTATCATGCAAATAGTCTTGTTCAAACTTTCTGCATTCTGCTTCAGTTCCAGTGAATAAAACTTGATACTCAGATTTGTATGTTGCCAAATCCTTCTTGTAAGCTGAACTATGGGTCACTACTGTTCCGTGATAAGTTCCATCGGGAAACCCAATTTTACTTCCCATATATTTGTTCCTACCCTTCTTATCAATTTTTACAAGATAGCAATGATACTCGCATTCTTTCTCTAAAACAGTATTACATTTCCAATTAATCTTCACTTCACATTCTCCATAATTAAATCAATCTCAATCTTCTAGCATAGTATACCTGTTATTGTAACAAATGTCAAGGCATTTATTCAAGAAAATCATTTAAATTTCCAGATGTCTTTGCAGCGTACTTTCCAATCAACTTCTCTTGTTTACCGTAGACACCAACTGTTGCCAAACGCCGGTCGCAATATGCAACACAACTAAACCGTTGTCCCTTACCAGAGATAGGTGTAACACCGTGTACTTCTTGACTGTCTGCAATCACAACACTATTATCTGGAGCATCAATTGCAATCCCATAACGAGGGAAACAAAGATATGCACCATCATAGTCACCTTCTCTGAATACACACATACTAGTCATACCAGCATCAGTGTCTCCACTGTCTACATGTGCAGCCATCTTTGCAGACTGATATGCAGAATATCTATTCGCAGATAGTGTAGTAAAGATACCTTCACCAATACGATGTTCTGGACGAATGTTGTTTTCTGCAAAAGATTTTTGACTTCTGTAGATGTCATTGTTTGCCTTTGCAAATGCAGTTTCATTATGTTCAGTGATTTCTTGTAGTGCTTCCCACTTATCTTTGTTGTCTTTACACCAACCAGAAACATCAATACCACCAGTGAACCTACCACGTTTGTGTCCAATCATAACAGAATGAATTTCGTTTGAATATGCAATCATACCCCAACCACCAGACTTTGTACGAGTATGATATGAATTAGGTGTTCTGAGTTTATAGTCCTCACCTTCAACTAATCCTTTTGCCAACATATCTTCTTTGTCGATAGGGCCTGAACAGTTTGCCCGCATTGTAGATGTGTCTTCAATTGTTGTTAGAATATCCCTAATCTTACTTTGTTGAGGAAATGCATTTGTAATAACATATGCAAGAGGAACGTCTGAACCATCCAGCGAAAGGATTGGTTTCATTACTCCCATGTCTTCATCAGTAACCTTAATTACTGTATGGTATGCAGACTCATCTAGGAACTTACCGTTCCATTTTTCATACGTTTCTTTTTGTCCTAAGTCTGTTTCAACTATTGTTTTCTTCATTGTTCTGTCTCCTTATAGGGTTTAAGGATGTTTTCGTAAATCTTATCTGCGAGATACTTCATTTGTAGAGGTGCAACCATTAAACCGATTCTTGCTAGTTTTTCATTAAGTGTTCCAGTGAATTTATAATCCTCTGGTAAAGTCATTAGTCTTGATGCTTCCCTTGTTGTGTATACCCTATCTTCTACAGGGTGCAAGTGAACAGCAAGACTTGTTTGTAGTCCTTGTTCAGAAAGTGTATGAGATGCTTGATTCCAAGGAACTCTACGAGATTGAAAGAACGAACTCTTTCTTTCTGGTACAGTCTTACCCCATTTGATTCTATGTGCAATAACTTTATCATACCACGGCCCAACTACATCATCACCAACAGAAACCACTTTGTCTGGATTCTTTGGTAATCTCTTCATCCACTTATATTTAGCGCTCTTGGTCATCGAGGCAACAAGTTCAATTGCTTCTACAGCATTTGCATTGTTCTGTTGGATATCCCAAATTGCATCTTTAATAGTGGTAACATGTTCTTCTGGTTCTGGAAAAATCAAACTACCAAGTGCCATGAATGGTACACCGATTTTATCCAATACATCATTTCTTATTGAAACAATGAACACTCTTTCTCGTTTCTGAGGAACACCATGATTATGTCCTTTTAGAACTTTGTAAACTGTTGTATAACCTAATGCCTCAAAGTCATTTACCATTCGCACTAAGTGTTCTCTGGCATACTCCATTGTAAGTCCTTTGACGTTTTCACAGATGATTACCCTTGGTTTCATTTCACCAGCAATACGAATCTGTTCCCATGTCAAATCTTCAATGTTCTTTTGTTTCATTCCATAGGCAGTCTTTTCTTTACCCCACCCTGCTTTCTTTGTACCAGACATAGAGAATGGTGGACAGGGAGGCGAACCATCAAGTATATCAAGTTCCCCTTCCTTTAGTCCTGTCATCTCCATAATCTTTGCACCAGTAACATTTTTAATGTCACCACAGATATGTGCTGGAGTCTCAGGCCAGTTCGCAAGATATGTATCTACTGCAACCTGTTGAAACTCATTGACAAATTTACAATCACCACCGGCTAGTTTATAACCACATGATGAACCACCACCGCCTGCGAAAAACGAGATATAGTTAAAAAGTTTTCTATCAGATGACTGTTTTAGTTCATCCAAATTATATCTAAAGTATTTCATTCACTTCCTCTTTCATTATTATATACTAAGTATACTTGTTTTGCCAACAAATGTCAAGGCATTTATCCAAAAAAATCTTCTAATGTTGTTTGTGTCCCATAAGAACGGTCAATGTTCCAACCAATTTGGTTCATAATGAACGTCAATGGTTCAACAAAAGATTTCTCATACTGCAAATCATAGTCAATCATACTGTGAATATTAAGTTCTTTTGGCAACTTTGTAATGAATGAAATCACATTAGATGACATTCGGTTGGGTTGTCTCAAATTTAAGAACTTGATTTTATCACCTTCCTGTATGAGAGGATACTTGTTAGTAAGTTTGCTCTGTTTGGTGTAATGGTTGTACAACAGTGAACCCTTACAGTGCATAGGAACTCCCTTACTGAAGATACCAGAACTACTACTCCACTTCTTCAATCCATTAACAGAGCGAGGGAATGCAATATCTTCTGCTGGTAACTTCATAAACTCTTCACGAAATCCTTGAATAAAGTCGTTTACATCTTTCTCTGTACCAGACATGATAATCTTTAGACATTCTTTAATCTTGTCACGACATGGAGCAGGAGTACTTGATTTTACTGCTTCAATGCCCATGATCTTGAGTTGGGGTGATTGGTAACGTACACCTTCCATATCCCATACGTTTAAGATATACCGTTTCTTTGCAGTCCAAATACCCTTATCGGCAATTGCCTCACGCCCCATTTCCATCTTCTGTTCATATGCATTCACATAAGAAGCAAGCGCCTGATAACTCTTATTAATAAAAGGTTCAAGTTTTTGCTGAGCCACTGAGTCGAGGAAATCCACGGCCCGCCCTCGATATGAATCATCTGATTCTTCTTCTTTTTTCTTAAGCACAGTACTAACAAGTTTATCAAAAGTAATATATACTGAGTCTGTATCCGATGCAATAACATAGTCTTCCCCATCTGTTTTTAGCAGTTTGTTTAGATACATGTTAATAGACTTCTCAATCCAACGAATTGAGAGTTGTCCAGAAGTAGTAATACCTTCTGCAATTCTCAAATCAAAATACCTAAACCATTCGTTTCCAATCGCACCATAAGCAGAGTTCAATGAAATCTTACGAGCCATCTGAATATTCTGAAACTTAGATACGTCCTTTAAGTATTTAGCATCTTTGGTATCTTCATATTTCTGTTTGGCAATCAACATCTTTTTCTTATAGATGGTACGGTCATTATACATTTCTTGCATCATCTCAGGCAAGAAACCTAGTTTGTCTTTACTGAACAAAGCACCATTAGGTGTCATCGTTACATTTGGTGGAAACATATCTTTGATATTAAACTTTTGTGCAATCAAATCATCAACAGCATTGTCACTAAGATTAAGTTGTTTTGGTAACAAAGTCTCTGGTGAAATATTATATTGCATAATCAA